CCGACAGCGTGCCGGAGCTGCAGCGAAACCCTGACGCGCTGAACGTGTTTATCGACAGCGGGCGCATCGTCTCGACGCTTGCCAGCTCGCTGTCGTTTGAATATCAGTACCGGCTCAACATGGTAATTACCGACTACGCCGGTAATATCGACCTGCTGATCGTGCCGCTGCTTGCTTGGTTGCGAACGAATGAACCCGACATTATGGCAACCGAGGAAAAGCGCCGGACGGGCTTTACTTTTGAGGCCGACGTTATCAGCGACACGACCAGCGATATCAGCATTGAGCTGCAGCTGAGCGAGCGCGTGATCGTGAAGCAGGCCGACGACGGGCTGCACGTGACGCACGTTGGCGAGAACCCACTGCCGGAGAATGACGCGTGGCCGGTGCAGCTTTACGTTAAAGGCGAGCTGGTCAGCGAGTTGCAGACATGAGCGAGCTGCAACTGGTAAATGACCGTCTGGAGGCGCTTATCAGCAGCCTGTCAGCTCCGACGCGTAAAGAAATGGCGCGAACCATCGCGAAGAAGCTGCGCGCGAGTCAGCAGCAGAACATCAGGCGCCAGCAGGCTCCAGACGGCACGCCATTTAAGCCCCGCAAAACGCCGCCGGTACGCAGCAAAAAGGGCCGTATAAAGCGCGAGATGTTTGCAAAGCTGCGCACGGCTAAATACATGAAGACGCAGGCCAGCCCGAATGAGGCCGTGATCGAGTTTGCGGGTAATGTGCAGCGCATGGCCCGCGTGCATCATTACGGGCTACGCGACCGGCCATCGCGTAACAGTAAAGAGGTGCAGTATGAATCGCGCCCTCTGCTAGGAATTGATGAGGCTGGAATAAAATTAATAGAAGGTGTTCTAGTTGAAATAGTAGGAAAGCAATAGCTTCAAAATTATACTGCTTATGAAATATCAATCCTTGTAAAAGAAGGGGCTCTCGCCCCTTCTTTTTCATAATGTAGTGTTGATTAAATCTCCCACTCGAACATCATCCAATTTTTTAAGAATTTTTTCTCCCGGTGTCGTGGTGGTAATTTCTTGATTAGAGTCACCGGACAAAGCACTAAGCATGCTGTTCTTAACAATTTTTCTTATCTCAGTCTTGTTCGGAGTTATTTCGTACTCATCTGATTTTAAGGTAGAAATCTTGTCCTGAACATTGACAACCCTTGCCTTTCCGATAATGACCTCAAGATTACCTAAGGACTCATTTGTATCAGGATCAAATATTTCAGCGCCCTGCCTAAATATTATAACCTTTTGATTAAGAGTGACGCCGTGAAAAAAACCTTTGTTTATTACAACTTCATAATCACTAACTATGTGAGCTACCTTAGCAAAAAAAACACTTTCCATTTTCAGCCTCAATCAAAATTCATAACATTGAAGGGTATGGTCGGCTTTATTATTACCTTGCCAAACAGGTCTTCTGAGAAAATATCTTGGTTTACCTCTTCATCATTGAACAACTTAATCACTTTGACCTGCATTAAGCTGTCTTGGGTATGATATATAAAACCAATGAATATAAAAGATTCTACGCCGCCACTATCCCAATAACCACCTACAACAGAATTATGATTAAATAACTTATTGTGTTTTATAATTAACATTCCCTTGTCAGGGTAGGATTTTATTGGTTTCTCAAAAAAAATTGGCGGCGGAATTACTTCTTTTAATAGGTCGTGAATGATCTTGGCTGCAATTGTCAACATTGAAAAAGAAACCAAGGCAAAAAACAGAAACCATTTTACAGATATCTTTTGGTTTACATCTATAAACATAGTTACGAAGGCAGACAAAAAACCAGCTAAACCTACGATTATAGCGATGCTATTAAATGTCATTATCCTGCTTTTCAATGCTGGCATGGCTATCCTTACCTAGTCTATTAGCACTAATGATTCCACTATATTTTTAACATTTAATCTGCAGGTAATAAACCTAATTTTTTCCTATCACCCTGTTTGCTCACCGCTGACCAGACATTACCTTATTGTGGATTAATGTGTTGATTATAAAATTGCGTAATGAACGAACAACTCGCAGAAATCCAGCGCCTGCTGCGCAACCTGATCCGCATCGGAACCGTGTCGGCCGTCAATCTTGACGGCGGGCTGTGCCGTGTCGATACAGGAAAAAATACTACCGGCTGGCTGCACTGGCTGAGCGCCCGCGCGGGTAAAACCCGCTCCTGGAATGCGCCGTCAGTGGGTGAGCAGGTTCTTATTCTGTGCCTGGGCGGCGAACTCGATACCGGCTTTGTACTGCCGGGCATTTTCTCGGATGACAACCCGGCCCCGTCTGCCTCGGCCGATGCACTGCACTGGTCATTTCCCGACGGCGCGGTGATCGAGTACGAGCCGGAAAACGGCGCACTGACTGCAACCGGCATACAGACCGCAACTATTAAAGCGGCGGTAAAAATCCTGTTCGACTCGCCGGAAGTGGAATGCACAACGCTGCTCAAAACTGCGCAGCTTGAAGTCACCCAGGGCGGCACGATGAAAGGCGACGTTACGCATACCGGCGGCAGCCTTTCCTCAAACGGCAAGGTTCTGCACAAGCATAAACACCCTGGCGACAGCGGCGGCCAGACGGGGGAACCGATATGACAACCGCAAAATATATCGGCATGAACAGGGAAACCGGCGGCACGCTGACCGATCTCGATCATATCCGGCAATCGGTGCGTGACATTCTGCTGACCCCTGTCGGCACCAGGCTGATGCGCCGCCAGTATGGTTCGCTTTTATCCGCGCTGATTGACCAGCCGCAAAACGAGGCGCTGCGCCTGCAGATTATGTCGGCCTGTTATATGGCCCTTCTGAAATGGGAGCCGCGCATAAAACTGACCGCTATCAGCTTTGAGTCGGATATCAACGGCGCAATGGTGGTTGAGCTGTTCGGCAACCGCACCGACAACGCGCAGCCTTTTGCCTTAACCGTTCCTGTGAGCTGAGACTATGGCAACTATCGACCTGAGCCAGCTGCCCGCGCCTGACGTGGTGGAGGCGCTGGACTATGAAACCCTGCTGGCCGAGCGCAAGGCGACGCTGATTTCCCTTTACCCCACTGACCAGCAGGAGGCCGTGGCCCGCACGCTGACGCTTGAATCAGAACCCATCGTTAAGCTGCTGGAGGAAAACGCTTACCGCGAGCTGATCCTGCGCCAGCGCATCAACGAGGCGGGACAGGCGGTAATGGTTGCGTATGCACTGGATGGCGACCTTGACCAGCTCGGCGCAAACAATGGCGTACCCCGCCTGACGATTACCCCGGCCGATGATACAGCCATACCGCCGACAGCCGCCGTGATGGAAAGTAACGACGATTTCCGGCTGCGCATTGCCTCGGCGTTTGAGGGGCTTAGCGTGGCCGGGCCGACCGGTGCATATGAGTATCACGCCAGAAGCGCCGACGGCCGCGTAGCCGATGCATCAGCCATCAGCCCGTCGCCTGCAGTGGTCACGGTGACAGTGCTCGCGCGTGAGGGCAACGGCGTGGCCGGTGATGATTTGCTGGCCGTGGTTAGCGCTGCGCTCAATGACGAAGACGTGCGCCCGGTTGCCGACCGGGTGAGCGTGCAGTCAGCGAAGATTGTTAATTACGAAATCGAGGCCGAGCTGTACCTCTATCCGGGGCCGGAAGCTGAACCGATCCGCGCCGCCTCTGAGGCAAAGCTCGCCGCCTTTGTCAGCGCACAAAAGCGCCTCGGCCGGGACATTCGCCTGTCTGCGCTCTATGCCGCCATGCACGTTGAGGGCGTGCAGCGCGTCAACCTTATTAAACCTGCTGCAGATGTGGTGCTCGATAAAACACAGGCCGCTTACTGCACGGGCTACGCGCTGACCGTGGGAGGCTCGGATGAGTGATCGCCTGCTGCCGACCGGCTCGACACCCCTTGAGATTGCTGCTGCCGAGGCGCTGGCAAGCCCCGGCGCTATGAGCGTGCCGCTGCGCCAGTTATGGAATCCGTACACATGCCCGGTGGTACTTTTGCCATATCTGGCGTGGGCGTGGTCGGTTGACCGCTGGGAT